AAGATGAAACAAGATTTTGAGTGCGAGATCGACAACATCAGATATAGCAAAAAGGACGGTAACGCCTTGGAGAAGGATCAGGTTTTCGATGCTACTTTTGAGCAAGTGCTTTTTCTTGTAGAAAAGAAAAGAGTTGCCGAAGTAGTGCCACTTCCTAAAAAGGAACCTGAGAAAAAAGCTATAAAGGTTGAGCCTCCTGTCAAAGCTGTCGTTAGTGCACCGATAGCAAAACCTGTTGTAGTGAAGAAACCTGTTAAAAAAACACCCGCAAAGCCTAGAAAAAGGGCAAGCAGAAAGAAAAAATAAGAGGTTGTAATGACGATTTATCTGAGTCCTAAGAGATGGGTAGTTACACAAACGATAGCCACGGATTCTCTAGCCGTGAGTGTCGCAGAAGTAAAGGCTACCGCTCGTATGGACTCAGGTGACTCTTTACTGGACGCTGTAATTGAAAGGAATATCAAGTCAGTCCAGAGACGTATCGAAGCATATACAGGAATGTCAATATTTAAAAAAGAATTCTGTGGTTACTATGACGAATTTCCTCCAGTAATGGAAGTAACAAAGTTCCCAGAGGTTTCTTTTGTAAAGGTTGAGTATGAAGATGAAAACGGCGTGACTAAAGAGCTTGACAGTGATTCGCTACAATTACAGAAATATGAGACTAGATCAAACGTATTCCCGGTTGATGATTATATTTATCCTAGCGTTTTAGATTTCACAGTTGACTCAGTAAGGCTGTTTATTCATGCAGGCTGGGCAAGCGCAAGTGTCGTGCCAGATGATGTTAAGGATGCAATCATAGATTCAGTTGTTTATATGCTGACAGGTGATTGTGACAGTAAAGATATTTTAACAAAAGTTGCAAAGGATTATCTTAGTATATATAGGGATGAATCGGTGTTAATATGAGTTGCGTAACACTTAGAAAAGTAATTAAAAAGGGTCTATGTCCAAAAGACCTTAACAAACAGGTTGAAGTAACTACACGCTCAATACCATCTTCAGGATTTGGAACAGCCAAAGCTACCACAATTGAGTTTACTAAAATAGCAGATTTCATGTGTGGAATAGAAACTTTAAATCCAGTTTCCAGACAATTTCTAAAAGGTATTGATGATAAAATAACTCATATATTCTTTTTCAATTACAGTACAAGATTGAAGAATGTTGATAGCAGTTCGACCTATTTAATATTCAGAGATACTTACTATAAAATGGAGTCCTTTTATAACGATGCGGAAGATAACAGATTTATAGCATTAATGTGCAGTTACAGAGGAAGCAAAACAGAAGCCGAGGCTAAAGTATGAGTGATGTTTTAAGCGTACAGGTATCATCAAGAAAAGTTGATGAAAGCCTCAGAGATGCACCTGATAACTTTAGAAAAGGTTGCATCAAAGGAATGAGACGTTCAGGAATACACGTAAGAGAAAAAATCAGACAGCTTATAAAGAACCCTCCAAAGACCGGTTTTAAATATCCCAGACTTCCCAACAGATCTTCAGCCCCGGGAGAATCACCTGCTGAACAGAGCGGAACTCTTAGAAAAAGCATTAAATACAGCGTTTGGCGTTATGATCTTATGCAAGTCGGAACTACTTTGTCCTACGGAAATCTATTGGAGAATGGAACGTATAAAATGAAAAAAAGACCGTATGTTTCCACAGCAGGAAGCCAGACATTCAACACAGTTTTATTGATGTTACAAATGAGCGTAGACGAGGAATTGAGTAGATGAATATTAAAGATGTAATGACATATCTCATAAACGGACTTCCAAACTTCACGGAAGAGTTTACAGAATATCTCAGTGCCACTATTTCAAGTTGTTCTGTGATAGATGCAAGAACAGTCAGAGTAAATACAGACACTGCTCACGGACTTGCAGTTAGCAACATTATAAAAGTAATTGATGCTGAAATAAAGAACGATATTGAAAGTATTGCAATAGACGACACCACTGCCACCATAACGTTTAAAAGCAAACACGACTACACTTATACACCCGAAGCCGATATTGACGGCACAGTGAACCAGATAACAATGGACGGCAATAATGATACAGATTGGAATGGTGATTTTGATATAACTGATATTTTAACCACAACAAGCATAGAAATAACCGCACCATCTGAAACCGTCCCGACATCTTTTGGGTATGTATGGGAAAATAGAAGTATGGGAGCAAACGGAGTGATGACGGTATCTGATATTGATACTTTATGGTTTGAATATACTTTACCTTCAACTTATCCTGACCTTCCAGTTGCCAGTGCTGATAATTGCAGAAATGCAAAAGTAATAAAAGGTGTCAGAGTGGGTGGAGCTGGTGATCCAGAAAGAGCGGTTGATATTTACACAGCAGATAAAGAAGAAGATAGAAAGCCGTGGGCTTTCGTTATGTTTCCGGATGAAGGCGTTTCAAAAGATCAGCATAGTAATTCAGACGCAATTGCACAATTCAGCATAGGCGATGAATCCAGACAGTCTATAATGGTTAATTTTGAAGTGCTTGTCCTACTTGCAAGTGATACTCTTGGGGCTGTTGATGAAGTTGAGAAATGTTGCGGTGAAATAAGGAACGCATTAATAAAATCCATAGTAGGAATAAGAGGTACGGAAGAAAACTCAGATAGGGTTTATAAAACTGTTTATAACGGAAGTCTAGTATTCGTTTATAATACTGCTATTTATGCAAGAATATATAGTTTCCAGACAGTATTCGACATCACATTCAAGGAGACAGCCGAGTCACAATCAATTGAAACTGTGGCACTTAGAGAAGCTACAATTAATCTTGCGGTTGGTGGTGATGATAAAATTATTGCAAACGCTGAAGTAACATAGGAGGATAATATGACAAAAGCAAAGTGGTTTGAAACTAGAATTTCAGGTATCAAAGGATACTTGAAAGGAAGAAAAGTTCAGCTTGCTACGGGTAATAATGGCGTACCGTTAGACCCTTTCTGGAAAGCTAGATTTGAGGAAAACGGAATAGTTACGATTACTCCTATTAAAAGAGCTGAGCCTGATAAAATCGAGACTAAGATAATTGAAAAACCAGTTAAGAAACCTGTTGTTAAAAAACTGGTTGAAAAGAAAGTTAAGAAAACAAGCGATAAAAAGCCTAAAAAGGCAACTCGCAAAAGAGGGAGGTAAGAGATGGGAAAGCCAACAATTAATGCAACACTATCAGGTAAAGCTATTTCAGCCATTGCAGGAAGATCCATTCTTGCCGTTGGTACGGTAGCAGACACCAGTTCAGTTGTAGGAAACATTGTAGAAAACGTGCAGACATTAACCGAAACACAGCTTGACACGTATTTAGGAGCACGGAGTATCCTGAGAAAGGAAGTCAAGAAAATTCTGGACATAAACCGATATGTCAGAACGGACGTACAGGCAATTGCTCAGGGTTACGGAGCAGTTGGAGCAACAGGAAAAGTTACAATTTCAGGAACCGCAACAGCAGATGGCTCACTTGAAGTTTATGTGGTTGATAAAGACTACAAAGCAAGTGTTACAGTAACAAGTGCGGATACAGCCGCTGAAGTTGCAACCGCTATTGTAGCCGCATTGCTTGTCAGTGTTTACCCCACTATCCCTGTCAGTGCGGAAGTAGACGGAAATGATGCGAAGTTCACGGCACTTGATGAGGGTATAATCGGAAACGATTTCTCTATTAAAGTGGTCGGAGCAGTTGCAGGACTTACACTCGGTATCACAGCATTTTCAGGCGGAACAGGAACAGCGACTTATGCCGTTGCAGACCTTCCAGAAAGAAGATATACAGGGTATGTATTCCCTAAACATCTTTATGGTTCAGCTAGCTTTATTGCAAGTGCTATTGATGCAAGATTCAATTCAACTAATGCTATCAAAGACGGCGTTGCATTTATGGGTTACGATGAATCATATAGTAACATTGTTTCAGACTTCACCGACTTGAACAGCAAAGCTCTTGTATTTGCAGGAAACAAACTTGCACCGACTACCTTTCCAACGGCTAACGTATTGCAGGAAGGCTCGGCAATTATGACCCCTGCTGATTGGAGAGTTGCAGAGTTCGTAGCAATCAGAGCACTTAGATTGACTGCAAACGCTCCTATTTCAGATTATGTTTTTGCGACTAATCTCGACCAGGTAGGCGGAATGAAGTCAGCAAGTTTACCTTATTTCAACACACCACTTACAGAATCAGCATTGACACAGGCCAACATATTGTTTACTGAAACCGAAAAGACTGGACTTCAGACAATCGGATTCACTGTAATTGATGTAAATGACGCTGAATCAGGAATGATAATGGGAGCACTCGTTACTCCTTATAAAACTGATGCAAAAGGCTCGACTGATGTGACTTTTAAGTATCTTAATTACATTGATACAGGCTCAGTATGCAGAGAATACATCTTCAATTCACTTAAAAATGATCTTGCTCAGTCCAGACTAACAAACGGTAACTTAATTCCAGATGTAAATATTCAGAATCAGGCAAGTCTTGAAGGTCTGTTCATGGAATATTATGCTTATCTTGGAAAGCAGGCACTTGTTTCTACAGGCGAAGATACGCAAAAAGTCGCTGACTCACTTGTAACTGTCATAGATACAGCAAACAGACAGTTCACGATGACAGCAAGCATAGTCCTTGTAACACAGATAGGAACAATAACAATGCCTATTACACAGGTATTTTCACTTTAGGAGGAACTAAAGATGGCTAAAAAAAGAATGACAGTTCCTGCGGTCAGAATAAATAATGAGACTTGGGGTATTATCCCTAACACTCTTGTTTATAACGCAGGAGAGGGAGAAATTAAGGTTGAGGCCATTTCGATAGGTGGCGGGAAATCAACGACAGTACACGGTGAAGACATCACCACAGCAATTGGAATGGTAAAGTTTGATGTTCCAACGACTGATGATCTTGATGCTAAAATCAGGGAAATGAAACAGGCTATTGCGGAGAATGGTGTTAGTTTCCTTGAAAAGATAAGCTCACAGATTGTAAAAAGAACCTTCACAGGAATGAGTCTTGCAAATTCAATTGAAAGGTCAGTAGGTAGTGATGGCAAAACTTCACTCGAATTTCAGGGTGATCCAATGGAAGGTGCTCAGTAAATAATTAGGAGGTAGGTGCAATGATTAGAACAGAGGTCGGAAGTGGAAAAATTTACTATATGCTTGAGAAAGAAATTGAGTATATGAACAAAGGTCAGACGGATATGGCAAAGGAGCTTGTCCTCCATGAACCCGTAAAGGATTCCTCAGTTGAATGTATAGAGTTGTCAGCAATTATCCAGAAAGCTCAAGGTTCGTCAGTTAGAGCAATCTTCGGTGATGAAGCAATGAGCAAAAAGGGAAAAGAAGAGGAAGAAGAGGCTGTAGGCGAAGAGGTTGTCCCGTTCCATGAGAGAAAAGAAATAAACAACTCTGAAATAATCAAAGATGTTCAGGGTACAAGTCAGATAATTCTTATGAGCGGAAACATCAAGAGCTTTTTGAAATCAGGAAAGGAGCTTCTTACAAGAAAAAGACAGTCAAACGAAACGAAGTGCTTGCTCAAAGTTGTTGATGAGCGTGGAACTCATGTAACTCCTGAAATATTTAAGGACATGGGAATAAACGATCAGGTATTCGTAATTTGCCTATACTACTGTTTTTTCGGTTTAAGCTCGATTGGACAAAGGAAGACTACATCGAGCGAGGAGCAAGAATAGTAATGGCACTGGGGGCTGGAACAATAAACGACTATTGCGATATGCCGTATTATGAGTACAGCCTCACCGACTCAGTAATTGCAAAGTTACAAAAGGAGAAAGATTAATGGCTTTTACCGCTTCATATCTATACCAGTTAAGGGATAAAATGACCCCAGTATTGAAGAAGATAAAGAAAGCAAACGATAGTCTGTCTAAGTCTGTAGTTAAGAACGGAAGAAAGATGGCTGAAAGTTTTAAGCGTGTCGGTAAAAGAATGAAAGACGCAGGAAAAAGTATGATGGTAGGGGGGGCTAGTATTGTGGCTCCTCTTACTCTAGGTTTAAAGAAAGCTCACGAGTTCAATAAAAAAATTGCCGAAATTGCCACGCTAGTCCCGAAAATGGGGCTGAAAAAAGTTGAGAAACAATTTGGAGATTTGGCTTTTACCATTTCTAATAAATACGGAATCGCAACGACTGATGTTTTAGAAGGAATGTATCAGGCAATATCAGCAGGTGTGGAGCCAACAAAGAAGGCACTCGAAACATTCCTTAGTACGTCAGCACAATCCGCCGTTGGGGGTGTTTCAACTATAACCGAAGCTGTTGATGGTATCACTTCAGTTTTAAACGCTTACGGCAAGGAAACCATATCAACTACAGAGATTGTTGATTCTATGTTTACTGCTATGAAAGCAGGAAAAACAACTATTCCAGAAATATCTCAGTTTCTTTTCCAAGCTGTTCCTGTTGCTTCAAAATTAGGAATTTCTTTTGATGAAGTTATGGGTTCGCTTGTCACGATAACAAAACAGGGAGCACCAACAAGAATAGCAATGAGTAGAATATCGAGAGCTTTCGATGAGTTGTCTACAACTGGCGGTAAAGTTGATAAGGTGTTTAGAGCAGTTGCAGGAAAATCATTTATTGAGTTTAAAAAAGAAGGCGGAACAGTTCAACAAGCAATGCAGATGATAGCTGATGCGGCAACAAAAGCGAAAGTTCCAGTGAAAGATTTGTTCAACTCTAAAGAAGCGGCAGAATACGCTATGTTTCTTTCTGGCGTAGGGGCGAAACATTTTGCAGGAGCTATGGACGACCTTAAAGTAAAAGCAGGAGCAGGCAAGCAAGCTTTTGAAGAGTTTGCAGGTTCGGATGCTTTTAAGGTTACAAAGTCATTGAACAAGTTAGGCAACACTTTTAAGAAAGTCTTTCTGCCGTTTTTGAAGGTGGTGGGTAGAGTTGCAAAAGCTCTTGATCCTGCTATTGATAAAATGTCAAAATTTATGGAAGAAAACAAAACACTAGCAACAGTATTGTTGTCAGTCACAATGGTTGCAGGGATTCTGTTGACAATTCTTGGAGCTATAGGGTTCGTATCAGGGGCAGTTATAGCAGGAATCGGAGCTTTAACAACAGGCTTTATTGCAGTTGCCGGAGCTTTAGGGCTTTCAACACTTTCATTTACAGCGTTTACGGCTTCTGTCTGGGCTTCTACACTGGCACTTTTAGCCAACCCTATTACTTGGATTGTTTTAGCTGTTATTGCCGTTGGAGTTGCTATTTATCAGTTGGTGAAACATTGGGATGCCGTTAAGGTTTCTATTGGCAACGCTGTTGATTGGATTGTTAAAAAATGGAATAAATGGAAAGGACTTATAACGTTAATAGGGATAATAGTTTTCCCTGCTTTAATACCGATAATAATTATAGCAAAATTAGCCGTGAAACATTGGGATAAAGTAAGGTCGGTAACAAAAGGCTATAAAAACGACTTAGAAGTTATCAGACAATATCTAGTAACTGAATACGGCCCCGCTTGGGATAATTACTGGAAAAGATTTGACGAGGGTCTAACATATATGGGGCAAGACATAATGGAATTTATAGATAAAATAGGCAGAGCTTTTGATCTTGTTGAAGGAAAGGCAAGATCATTTCTTGAATTTTTAGGTGTTGACCTTCCAGACATAGAAGTTGCTCAGAAAATTATAGGCAATGGACGTTCAGCAGATTATTTTGATGCAGGACAAGGACAATCAAGACCTGTTGGAGATTCAACCGCCAGCACTTCAAGAGCTGTTGATGTAAACGTTTCAAATGATGTAGGCGGAGTTCTTGAAATAAAGGTAACGGGAGCAGGAAAAGCTAAAATGACAAGTAATAAACCTAACGGCAACTTGGGGTTTCAGGTACAATGACAAAGAGATCGTTAAAACTACTCAGAGCTGAATATAAGGGTATTAAGTTTGGCTGTAAAAGTGAAACTGAAACTGGCGGCAGGTCGTTAGTAATAAAACGATATCCCAATTCTGATGAACAAAGCATACAGGATATGGGCGGAATACCCCAGAGTTTTACTGTTCCATGTACAATATATGGAAAGAATTTTATAGTTGATGCAAAGAAATTTACCGAGCTTTTAACAGATGGCGAAATCGGCGATTTAATACTACCTAATTTCGGGATATTAAAAGCATACGCTCATACATACAGAAAAACCTCTTCAGAAGGAATGGTCGGTGTAATAAATTTTGATGTCACGTTTGAGATAGAGAAAATGGGCGGTGCTTCTGTGGATGAAACTGCCACTGACCAAGATGTTTACAATGCTTATCTTGACGCAAACGATTCACTTGAAGATGCACTTGCAGAGCTTTGGACTCCACCGACAAGTAACGGCAATAATCTTTCAGCGGTTAGTGACGCTAAGAGTGCTCTCGAATCGGCTAAAAGTGCCATGAGCGATATAAATAGCGCAGTAAGACAGATAGAAAAGAACGTTGCTCTAGTTGAAAGTGTCGTTTCGGAAGCGGAAGCCTATGCAGAATTAATGGTTTCAGACGGCCCGTTCGCAGTGCTTGCTTCACTTACAGGAATAGGGTCTTCATATCAGAAAGCAAAAGATATGGTCGACTGGGGTCGTGACCTTCCAAATAGACTGACACAAATTGCATCTACGATAACCAGTGCTGAATTTTACACTGATAAAAACTTCAGTATTCCAGTATGGGAATCGAACATGACCGCTGAATGGGATGAGAGAAATAAAAACAGGGTTATTTCAGTTGAGACTACAAGGCTTGGAGCTATGCAGTGCCTATTTAACGATGTTTACAATCTCGATGTTCTTACTTTTGATGAACTTGCATATTATCAGACCGATTTACAGACATTATTTGATAGCGTAACTCAATATGAAAATAGTATTCTGTGCAAAAACCAAGCATATATGAAAAAATTGCTTGACCTTAAAGATGTTGCAATGCTTTTTTTGAGGAACAAACAGGATGAGGTTTTCTACAGGTCGGAAATATCAGTGAACAATATGCCTGTAAACGTATTATCTCATCTTCTTTACGGCGAGGAAACAAGGGCTGAAATTGAACTCAGATCCGAAGTTATTAAGGGAATGAATGACGGAAAGCATATCTTGGACGGAAAGGACGTGGTTGTCTTGGAGAAACAATGATTGAATTAAAAGTAAATGGAAAATCATATACTAAATTCGTTGATCTTGAATTATCCAGAGATATAGATAACGCTTGCGGAAGTTTGTCATTCAGCGTTTCAAAGAAAAAAATAGATGTAAAGGCAAATGATATTATTTCAGCTGTTGTTGACGGCACTACAATGTTCACAGGCAGAATTGACAACGCAGACTCAGGAACAGGGAGTGAAGACCTTACGCAGAGTTTTACAGCAAGGGATTATCTTGCAGATTTAGTTGATTCAAGTTTACCTGATAGTTGTAAAAGGTTCAAAACAGGAACATCACTATTAACCCTTATAAATGAAGTTGTTAAAGCTCTAAATATGACGCTCACAGTCCAAAACTTAGCAGGAACAGTATTACCCTTCGATAAAACTGAAAAGATAGCAGGAGAGGCAGGAGCAAACGCTTTTGAGTTTATATCCAGCTATGCAAGAAAAAGGCAGGTATTTATAAATTCGAACGGTCAGGGAAATATTAAACTTTACAAACTTAACGGATTGCTCGGAGCTAATTTTAATTTTGAAAATAGTGGAGTAAAAAAGAATATCTTAAATTCAAACGGACAAATGAACCTTACAGATAGATATCATACTTACGCTTGTAAAAGTCAGATAAATTTTAAGAACGCAAGCGGTGATTCAGGTGATTATAATAGGGTCGGCATAGCAACTGATGATGAAATAAGAAACAGTCGATATTATGAATTTATTTCTGAGCAAAGCATGACACAGGAAGAGTGCGAAGCAAGAGCAAAAGAAGAAGCAAACGTAAGAAGATCAAGAAGTTTTTCCTATACCGCTACCGCAGAAGGACACTCTCAGGATGGAACAGTTTTCGATATAGCCAAAGGAGCGAGAATAAACGATGAAAAAAATGACGTGAAAGGTGTGTTGATGATTAAATCCTTTTCAATGAGAGTATCAGAAAATGACGGTGAAACAACAGAAATGGTTATGACTTACCCAGACGCATATTCAGTCGAAGCAAGCATAGCGCAGAAAGAACAGAAACGTTTAGATATTAACAGCTACTTAAACAAATGAAGAAAAGAAACATCATAAAAACAGGGCTTTTGAAGTCTATAAATGAAGATCAGCACACTTGCGAAGTAAGTTATTCAGGTAAAGATTATGAAGCAGTTTTCTTTTCTCCTTTTGGTTTGTACTCATATCCAGATAATAAAATACCCTGCTTGATTTTACAGATAAATGGCGATGAAGATAATCTCGTTGCAATTCCTTATGATCCTGACAACCGCCCGACACTTGAAAAAGGCGATGTAGGTCTTGCTACTTCTAATGGTAAGATGTCAGTTGTTTTACATAAAGATGGCAAGATAGAAATAAAAGGAACTACAAGTGAAATGATTGCACTTATTTCAGAGGCTTTAGGATACATACAAGATACAGCTACCAATTTAGCAAGCACAACAGTACCGACAGCACTTGGAGCTAGTAGTCTTTCAAGTGCAGGGCTATTTGGAACAATGGCAGGAAACGCAGGAACTTTAAAAGGCAAATTTGATGCAATGGGAAGGGTATAAAAATGGCACTAGATAAAACCAGAATGGCAACAGGTATTGCTGATAAAATGATAAGTGCGGGGATAATAACATCTGATAAAAAAGCAGAGGTTATAGTTATCTGGAAAGAAATATGTGACGGCATAATATCTGAAATTACAGCGAATGCCGATGTGTCAACAAATGTTAAGGCAACATACCTTGTTTCGGATGATGTTACTGGCAATGGAACTGGAGGCGTTGCATGACTAAGATTGCAAAAATATTAAATGTTGCTTTTGGTGAAAAGAACCTCGGAGCAAAAGCAAGAAA